GCCCCTACTTCGGGACGTGTGAGTTACTCTTTTGTCAAGAGGCGCTCATACCGAATCAAAGTGGTAACCCGTGAGGGTTGCTTAACTTTACTCGGTAATCTCGGAAATAAGTCGAGAGCCGAAGGTAGAGTCTCAAGACTCTCCAGACAGATGGACATTGAGGATGCCCACCGGGAGAAAAGTGTTTGAGACAATACTGATTTCACCTTCTCGTCGAAGGTGGTAATTATCTGATTCATCGACGATGAAGCAGATTCATTAGAAGAATAGATCATACGATTTATTCTTCCAGTTAGGCCCATTAAGGAACCTAACACCGCCTTTTCAGGTTGGTAAAAGTCAAGAGTACGTTCAATCATCTTAGCTAGGTTATCACCCGGCTTTGAAAAATTGAGACCGACAGGTTCACATAAATGTGAAACTGCCTTAAATACTCTCTTTTGCCTTCTGGAAAGAAGACAATAGGCTCGTCTTCCCAATAGTCTACAAATATCTAAGAAATTCTCATCACTGAGAGTTCTCCACTTCATCTGGGGTATAACCCTAGAAGAAGTGATTATCTTTCCAGCGAATTCTGCAATTCGATTGGAAGATAATGATTTATCTGAAGACCAAGGGCAAGACATCCTTTCAAGCATGGCTGTATAAGAAGAATACAGTTTGTCATCTAAGATGACAACATCATCTCCAACAACAAAGAACTGATTCTGCCAAGAACCAGCTAAGTGTCGTAGAAGAAGACCATGGGTAAGGGTAAAAGAGGCAAAACTGGGATATAATCCCAAGGGTTGTCCCTTCTTCCATTTCAGGTCACCCAAGGGTGACTTCCAACTCGCTCTGCTAATCTCCTCAAAGAGATTTACAGAGGAACAATCCCCAAATATTGCACGAAGTGCAACAAGTTGGAGAGAGAGAGGGAAATGGTCTGTCGCAGAAGACAGATCAACTGAGTGGACCTTACCTCCTTTCGCTAAATGCGATTGGATGAAAGGAACGGCTTTGGACTGATCAAAGGTACAGTCCCAGGGTAGATTCTCTACCAATGAATACAATGACTCCGATAAAGGAGTAAGAGCATTCTGGTGAATTCGAAGGGGAGATGCGATTGAACGCAGCTTACCTCCGAGTTCCTGTAAAAAGTGGATTTCTCCACCGTATACAGGAGAATCTGGCAAGGGATAATTATTTAGCTTATGGTTAGAAACCATAAATTCATAACTATCCTTCCTGGATAATCCCTCCATTTGTTCCAGATATAAATCTGGATACTTGCAGAGGAGATTAAGTCCTCCAGTAGTGTTAAAGAATTTGAGATCATCCAATACTTTTTCATCCTGGGGAACCGACTTCCTACCAAAAA